GGTTCTTAAACATAAACCACAAAAATTTGAAACTTATGAAGATGAGATTCAGTATTTGATTTCACATGAACAGAGAAATAAGTTTATTACAAATCTTACTCTTGATCTAAAAGGAAATACTCTTGTTCTTTTTAGTAGAGTTGAATCTCATGGAGCAGTACTGTACGAAAGAATAAATAATTCAAAGCAAAGTAATCGTAAAGTATTTTTTGTTCATGGTGGAGTTGATGCTGAAGAAAGAGAAATGGTAAGAGAAATTACCGAAAGAGAAAATAATGCTATTATTGTTGCTTCTTATGGAACTTTCTCTACGGGAATTAATATTAAAAATCTACACAATGTAATCTTTGCTTCTCCAAGTAAATCTAGAATTAGAAATTTACAATCAATAGGAAGAGTTTTAAGGAAAGGAAAAAATAAAACAAAAGCAGTTCTTTATGATATTGCTGATGACTGTACTTACAACTCACGTAAAAATTATACTTTAAATCACCTCATTGAAAGAATTAAAACTTATAATGAAGAGAATTTCAACTATGAAATAATTACAATACAACTTAAGAGCAAATGAATTATTACACTTACGCATATCTTAGGGAAGATGGAACTCCTTACTATATCGGTAAAGGTAAAGGAAATCGCATTCATTCAAAATCCAATAGAGTTTTTAATCCTCCGCCTAAAGAAAGAAGAATATATCTAAAACAAAATTTAACGGAAGAAGAAGCATTTAAGCATGAAGTTTATATGATATCTATTTTTGGTAGAAAAGATTTGAAGACAGGAATTCTTCATAATAAATCAAATGGCGGCGTAGGTGGAGGTACTATGAAGGGTCGTAAACATTCCCAAGAAACAAAGGAGAGAATGAGGCAAACTAAACTTGGTAAAAAACATACTCTCCGAGAAAGGAAGAATATGAGTGAATCTCATAAAGGTCTCAAGTATCCCAACAGAAAAAGTAATCCACAAACAGAACAACATAGAAAGAACAGAAGTGAATCTGTAAAACTATGGTGGAAACAAAGAAAAGAGGTTCAAGCAAATGGGAATTGAAGAAGATTTCTACGCAACGGTTAAACTAAAAACAGGCGAAGAACTATTTGCTAAAGTAGCAGCCTCAGAGGAAGAGGATAGAACGTTCTTAATCGTATCCAGTCCAATTGTTATTTCTGAAGTTAAAACTAGAACAGGTGCATCTGGATATAAACTTGAACCTTGGTTAAAGACAACCAAGGAAGATATGTTTATTATTAATCTAGAAGATGTAATTACTCTTTCAGAATCTTCTGATGTTGAAATGATATCCATGTATCAAAACTACGTAAGAGAATATTCAAAGAAAGATGGTAGTCAAGCAAAGATAAGTCGTAAGATGGGATATATTGCTAATATCCATGATGCTAAAGAGATCTTAGAAAAGCTTTATAAAAATAGCTAAGTTAAATCTTTTCAACCTCGACAAAGGTAATTGTACAACATTTGAATAACCTTGTCAACTATTGGTGAAGGTGTTATAATATCTACATAATAATGATAAAAACTTATGATAACCACAGCAGTTATGACCAAAAGAAAGAGGTCAGAGCATTACGTCAACAATAAAGAGTTTCTTGCAGCACTGATTAAGTATCGTGAAGATAAAGAGATTGCTGTATTGCAAAACAAACCAAAACCTCCTATTCCTCGCTACATTGGAGAGTGTTTCCTGAAGATTGCAAATCACCTGTCTTTCAAACCAAACTTCGTGAACTACATGTTTAAGGAAGATATGATTTCTGACGGTATTGAAAACTGCGTTCAATACATTCATAACTTCAATCCTGAGAAGTCGCAAAATCCTTTCGCATATTTCACTCAAATCATTCACTACGCCTTCCTCCGTAGAATCCAAAGAGAAAAGCGTCAGTTGGAAATCAAAAATAAAATTCTTGAAAAGTCTGGATATTCTGAAGTATTCAGCAATGATAACAGTGTTGACGGCGACAACTATTCCGACTATAATAGCATCAAGGACGGCGTTCATTCTAAGCTTCGTTATTGATTGATGAAAGTAGCAATTATTACAGACCAACATTTTGGTGCTAGAAAGAATTCTAAACTCTTTCATGATTATTTCCTAAAGTTCTACAATGATGTATTTTTCCCCACACTCGAAGAGCAGGGGATTACTACCGTTGTAGATATGGGAGATACTTTTGATAGTCGTAAAGGAATTGATTTCTCTGCTCTATCTTGGGCTAAGAATAATTATTACGATCGTCTTCAAGAAATGGGAGTAAAGGTTCATACGATTGTAGGAAACCATACTGCTTATTATAAAAATACCAATAACGTAAACGCAGTAGATTTACTTCTACGTGAATACGATAATGTGACCGTATATTCCGAACCAACTGAAGTAATGTTGGATAAACTTCCAACACTTTTTATTCCCTGGATTAATCAAGAAAATGAAGAAAAAACTCTTAAACTTATTCAAAAGACAACTTGCCCGTGCGCGATGGGGCACCTTGAACTCCAAGGATTTAGAGTTAATCGACAAATCGTCATGGAACATGGTTTGGAAAGCAAGTTATTTGAGAAGTTCGAACGTGTCTTCTCGGGACACTATCACACTCGATCGACTAACGGAACAGTCTTCTATCTAGGAAATCCTTATGAAATGTTTTGGAATGACCTGAATGATACTCGCGGGTTTCATATTTTTGACACTGAAACATTAGAACATACTCCAATAAACAATCCATATAAACTTTTTTACAATATCTATTACGAAGATACTAACTATCAGACATTTGATACTAGAGAATATGAAGACAAAATAGTTAAAGTTGTTGTTCGCAAGAAAACTGATACTAAAAAATTTGAAAAGTTTATTGATAAACTTTATTCTTCTAATATTTCAGAGCTTAAGATTATTGAAAACTTTGATATTCAAGAACCTCAAGAGTTTGAGGCATTTGAAAGTGAAGATACTATCTCTATTCTGAATAGATATATTGAAGAATCTGAAGTAAACCTTGATAAAACAATCATTCAAAAATTACTTCAAGAACTTTATCAAGAAGCATGTGAGTTAGTTTAATATGTTTATACTAACTATCAATGGAAGAGAAACTGAAGGTGCATATTCAGTAAAAAATGAAGAAGGGGAGAAAATATTATATTTGTTTCAGGAAGAGGATGATGCGGTAAGATATGCTATAATGTTAGAAGAAGATGATTACCCAGAAATGCATGTCATTGAAATTGAAGATGAGGTAATTATACAAACTTGCGAACTACATGGATACCAATATACTGTAATTACTCCTGACGATATTGTAATTCCTCCAACCACTGATTATGATTTTATTTAAAAAAATAAGGTATAAAAATTTCCTTTCCACTGGCAATCAATATACTGAAATTGATTTTACAAAGCACGCAACTAATCTAATCGTAGGTACTAACGGTGCAGGTAAATCCACCGTATTGGATGCTTTGTGTTTTTCTTTGTATGGGAAAGGATTTAGAAAAATTAATAAACCTCAACTGGTCAATTCTGTAAATGAAAAAGACTGTAAAGTTGAAATAGAATTTTCCATCGGCAAAACAGAATGGAAAGTCATTCGCGGAATCAAACCAGCAATATTTGAAATTGAAAGAGATGGTAAAGTACTCGATCAGTCATCAGCATCTCTAGATCAACAAAAGTGGTTGGAACAAAATGTTCTTAAGATGAACTATAAGTCTTTTACTCAAATCGTAATTTTGGGTTCAAGTACTTTTGTTCCTTTTATGCAACTTTCTGCAGCAAATCGCAGAGAAGTCATCGAGGATCTTCTTGATATTAAGATCTTTTCTTCAATGAATCTTGTTGTAAAGGAAAAAATTCGTCAAGTAAAAGAAGAAATTAAAGTTCTTGAATTAAAAAAAGAGTCTCTTCTTGATAAGGTCAAGATGCAACAAGAGTTTATTGAAGAACTTGAAAATCGCGGTAATGCCAACATCAACGCCAATAAAGAAAAGATTGCCAATTTAAATACTGAAATTGGTGTTTATATTGAGGAGAATACTTCTCTGGAAGAACCTCTTCAGAAGCACATTGTTGAGCAAGATAAACTAATTGGGTATGCTGATAAACTCCGTAAGTTTGGAAACTTGAAAGGTAAGATCTCTCAGAAAGTATCTACTATTACTAAAGAGCATAAGTTCTTTACTGAGAATACGGTTTGCCCAACTTGCACACAATCTATTGATGAAGAGTTCAGAATAAATAAGATTAACGACGCTCAAAATAAAGCAAAAGAGTTGCAATCCGGTTATAAAGAACTGGAGGAGGCAATTAAAGAGGAAGAAGAGCGAGAGCGTCAATTCCTTACTCTCTCTAAAGAGATCTCGAAATTAACGAATGGTATTTCTCAAAACAATATTAAGATCTCTGGATTCCAAAGACAAATCAGAGATCTTGAATCTGAAATTCAAACAATTACCGAGCAACTTAAAAACAGAAATTCTGAACATGAAAAGTTAGAGACATTCAAAGAAAACTTAAAAACTACATACGACGACCTCTCATCTAAAAAAGACGCAATCAACTATTACGATTTTTCGTATAGTTTGCTTAAAGACGGTGGGGTTAAATCTAAAATCATTAAGAAGTATTTGCCTCTCATCAATCAGCAAGTTAATCGCTACTTGCAAATGATGGACTTCTACATTAACTTTACACTTGATGAGGAGTTTAACGAAACCGTCCAGTCACCCATTCATGAAGATTTCTCTTATGCTTCTTTCAGTGAAGGAGAGAAAATGAGAATTGACCTTGCTCTACTTTTCACTTGGCGAGAAGTGGCAAGAATGAAGAACTCAGTTAATACAAATCTTTTAATTATGGATGAGGTATTTGATAGTTCTCTGGATGGATTTGGTACAGAAGAGTTTCTTAAAATTATTAGGTATGTGCTGAAAGATACTAACGTTTATGTTATCTCACACAAAACTGGTCTTGAGGACAGATTTGAATCTGTAACAAAGTTTGAGAAAGTCAAAGGTTTTTCGCATATGGTGGTCTGAACCACTTTTCAAACTGTCCACTGGGAGGTCTTCGGACCTCTTTTTTTTGTATAATGAGCCTATAACGCATCAGACTTATGTCCATTCGCCATGAGATCAAATCCCAACTTGCTAAACTGCTTGCCACTGAGGATCTCGTGGTTGAGCACAAGAAAGTTTCTACTGCTTGCTTTAACGTCCATACTCGTGTTCTAACCCTTCCTCTATGGGAGAAGGCAAGCAACCTTGTATATGACCTCCTGGTGGGCCACGAGGTAGGACACGCTCTCTTCACTCCTGATGAGGATTGGACTGAGACTATAAAGGTTCCTCCCCAGTTTGTGAATGTGGTTGAGGATGCTCGCATTGAGAAGTTGATGAAGCGCAAGTATGCTGGACTTGCTAAGACTTTCTTCAATGGTTATAAAGAACTGAATGAAGAAGATTTCTTCCAGATTGCTGATGATGATATTTCTGTCTTCAATCTTGCTGACCGAGTGAACTTATACTTTAAGATTGGCAATTTTATCTCTTTGGACTTCAAACCAGAGGAACAAGAAATTGTTAATCTGATTGGTGCATGTGAAAGTTTTGCGGATGCTCTAATTGCCGCCGATGAACTTTATAAGTATTGTAAGAAAGAAAAGGAGCAAGAACAGAAGGTTGCTGACTTTGATTCTCACGAGACTCAAGGAAATTCGCAATCTCCCGCAAGCGATTTTATTGAGACTAATGACTCCTCTTCCGATCAAGAAGGTGAGAGTGATAACTCTTCGGAAAAAGAGTCCGAAGAATCCTATGGTGGAACCGCTCAAGGGGAAGAAACTCCAGTAAAATCTTCAGATACTCAAGATGATCCAGAAGTTCGCACGGCCGATTCTCTGGAAGATAAAATTAGAAATCTTGTAAATCAAGATGGGTATGAGAGTGTTTATGTTGAGATTCCGCAAGTAAATCTGAATACGATCATTGCTAAGAACTCTGAAGTTCATAAAGAGATCAATGATTCTTTTGCTCATCAACAGAAAATTCACAATGAGCACGCAGAGGAAGAAAGATATACTCCAGTAAATCTTTACAAAGATTCTGATCTTGAGTTTAAGAAGTTTAAGTCTTATGCTCAGAAGGAAGTCAACTATCTTGTGAAAGAGTTTGAATGTCGTAAGGCAGCAGATCAGTATGCCCGCGCATCTACTGCTCGCACTGGCGTTCTTGATACCACTCGCCTTCATACCTACAAATATAATGAGGATCTTTTCAAGAAAGTTTCCATAATTCCTGATGGTAAGAATCACGGTCTAGTATTTGTTTTGGACTGGAGTGGATCTATGTCAGATGTGATGATTGATACTTGTAAGCAACTCTTCAATCTTGTTTGGTTCTGTAAGAAAGTTTCCATTCCCTTTGAGGTTTATGCTTTCACAAATGAATGGCGTCGTGGTGAATGGGATTATGAAAAGGAGCGTTATCTTGCTGCTGACCGTGAACCACACTATCAAAAGAAAGATGGTCTCCTAGTTGTTGATGAAACTTTCTCAATGATGAATGTTCTTACTAGTAAAGTTTCTGGTAAAGAACTGGAGAATCAAATGCTGAATATCTGGCGTCTTGCTTATTGTTTCGGTCGTGGTTATAGTTGTTCTTATACTTACTCAAATCGTATGAGTTTGTCTGGAACTCCCTTGAATGAAGCATTGATCGCACTTCATCAGATTCTTCCTAAGTTCCAGAAAGAGAATAAACTACAGAAGGTTCAGTGCATTGTTCTAACTGATGGTGAAGCAAGTCAACTTGTTCGCCACAAGGAAGTGCAACGTAAGTGGGACAAAGAACCTTATATTGGAACTGGTTACATTCAACCGATGGACACATTTCTCCGTGATCGTAAACTTGGGGCTACATACCGGATTAAGTATGCACATCACGAGTTTACCGATGTTCTTCTTAGGAATCTAAAAGATAAGTTTTCTTCTACGAACTTTATTGGCATTCGTGTTCTAGAGGGTCGTAGTGTGAGTCACTTTATTCAACTTTATTATTCTCATAATGATACGGAGTACCAAAAAATCCAAAGTGATTGGAAAAAGGTAAAGAGTTTTACTATCACTAAATCTGGATATGATGCATACTTTGGATTATCTTCAACAGCACTTTCTCAGGATACTGAGTTTGAAGTTGCTGAAGATGCAACGAAGTCTCAAATCAAGACTGCATTTGCTAAATCACTCAAAACCAAAAAACTAAATAAAAAAGTTCTTGGTGAATTCATTTCTTTGGTAGTATGAAAACTAAATTTCCACTTGAGCATGTGTTAAAATATGATAAAAAAGAGGTATGGATTAAGTGTGACAGTAGCATATCTGCTCTGGGAATTTCTGCCTTAGTGGATAAATATTATCCAGGATATTCTGGCCACATCGCCAGTGGGGAGTATCTGAGAGAACTCCGAAACCAGTTGGTAAACTGACCACTGGGGTCCCGAGAGGACCCCGTTTTCGTATATAATAACAGGGTTGAAACAAAGCAAATCAATGGCACTCTCCTCTGACTACATCCGCACTTCACTCCAGAACCTGTATGGCAACACTATTACAGGTGCTGATATTCGTGCCTGGTGTAGTATGAATGATGCTAATTATCAAACTGTAAGTAAGAAACTTGATCAATATAAAATTTCCCGTGGTAAATGGAATCTTGAAGTGACTCAACAAAAAGTAGAAGAAATCGAACGTACTTTCCAAGCACCTTCTGTAGTCCCTCCTATCGAACAAAATCTTATCCCAGAAAAAGATGATACCTTCGTCCGCTTTGGTAACTTTGCTGATATTAAAAAAATTATTCAGTCCCATCTTTTTTATCCAACGTTCATTACGGGTCTTTCGGGTAATGGTAAAACGTTCTCTGTTGAGCAAGCGTGTGCTCAACTTAAGCGTGAACTGATTCGTGTAAACATTACTATTGAAACTGATGAAGACGACCTTATCGGGGGTTTCCGCCTTATTGATGGGAATACTGCTTGGCACAACGGTCCCGTCATTGAGGCACTGGAGCGAGGAGCAATCCTGCTTCTTGACGAAATCGACCTCGCTAGTAACAAAATTCTGTGCCTCCAATCCATCCTTGAAGGAAAGGGTGTCTTCCTGAAAAAGATTGGTCGCTGGGTAAAACCTGCCGCTGGATTCAACGTAATTGCCACAGCAAACACCAAGGGCAAGGGTTCTGATGATGGCCGCTTCATTGGCACCAACGTTCTCAATGAGGCATTCCTAGAACGCTTCCCCGTGACCTTTGAGCAGTCCTATCCTGCTCCTGCTACCGAGCAGAAGATCCTGGAAGGTGTTGCTTTGGACCTGCAGGTAGAAGACCGCGACTTCTGCAAGCGCCTTGTAGACTGGGCAGACATTATCCGTAAGACCTTCTACGATGGTGGTATTGAGGAAATCATCAGCACCCGCCGCCTGGTTCACATTATCCGTGCCTACAGCATCTTTGATAATAAAGCAAAAGCAATTGATGTTTGTACTGCTAGGTTTGATGATGAAACCAAGATGGCTTTTATTGAACTGTACGATAAGGTAGACGCTGATTTCCAAATGCCTATTGACCAAGAAACCCAATCCTGATATAATTGGGGAAGGTAAATGTGCCTTCCCTCTTTTTATGATTGAATCAACCTTTACTATTAATATGACAGACAACAAAACTCATTTTTGGAAGTACAACGAAGATAAAATTCTCAAAGATGTTGAAGACTATGTGACCGGAACTTATGGAAGTCACTATTGTGGACATAATCAAGAATACAGCGATATCCAAACAATTGATTTGATGGCAGCAAAGGACCTTGCTCCTGGTTTCTGTCAGGCAAACATACTGAAGTATGGCAGTCGCTATGGTGATAAGGATGGACGCAATAAGCGTGATTTGCTCAAAGTAATTCACTATGCTATGCTTCTGCTTCACTTTGACGGGCATTACACCCGTCAAGACAATGGACTTACTGAATTCTCCCGCTGATTATTATGAAACTCTCTGATAAAACTCTGACTCTACTGAAGAACTTTTCTTCTATCAATCAATCCATCCTATTTAAGGAAGGTAGCAACCTCAGGACAATTTCTGTGATGAAAAACATTCTCGCAGAAGCAACAATTGAAGAAGAACTTCCTAAAGATTTTGGCATCTATGATCTCAACCAATTCTTGAATGGACTCAATCTACACCAGAATGCTGAACTAGATTTTCAGAATGATGGATATGTTGTCATTAAGGAAGGCAAGTCACGTTCCAAGTACTTCTTTGCTGATCCTAACGTAATCATCACTCCTCCAGATAAATCAATTTCTCTTCCTTCTGAAGATGTTTGTTTCATTCTTGATACCAAAGAACTTGATAAGTTGCTTAAAGCTGCTGCTGTTTATCAACTTCCTGACTTGTCTGTTGTTGGTGAGGCAGGTGTCGTTAAACTAGTGGTTCGGGATAAGAAGAACGACACTTCCAATGATTTTTCTGTGATTGTTGGTGAGACTGATGAGGTGTTTACTTTCAACTTCAAGGTTGAGAACATCAAGATTATCCCTGGTAATTATGAAGTTGTAATCTCAAGTAAACTTTTGTCACGGTTCAAGAATACTGGATTCAATGTGACCTATTATATTGCTCTGGAACCTGATTCTACTTTTGGTTGATATGAAACCAATAATTATCGACAATTTTTTATCTCCCCAATACTTTTCTAGACTGAAAGAAATTGTCGAAAATAATTTTAATTGGTGCTTTAAAAAATGCATTACATATCCTAATGATCCAAACGATAGTTTGTATTCTTATGGATTTGATAATCATGTAATTGAAGACTGTGATGTATGTAATGATTATTTGTTTAATTTCCTTGCTGGATTTTATTCTCAGTTGCTAGATGTTGCTGAGTGCTCTAGAATATCTAAATCTAGATTTGATATGGTAACATATTCTCCAGATAAACATCAGCATGTAATTCATGTTGATGAATATTTTCCTCACATAGCCTCAGTCTTTTATATTACTGATTCTGATGCGGAAACAACTATCTATGATCAACAATGTTTTAATCATGATCAATATACAAATAATATTGATCTTAATAGTTTGAAAGTTATGAAAAAAATTAAACCAAAAGAAAATAGATTGTTGGTTTTTGATGGAAGTTATTTGCATACTGGTTGTTCTCCAGCAAAGTATAAAAATAGAGTCATCATTAATACTGATCTTGTAAAATGAACATTTTTGTTACTAATCCTTTTCCCGCTGAGAGTGCTATTTGCCTCCCCGATAAACACATTGTTAAGATGCCACTAGAGTGCTGCCAAATGCTCTCTATCGTGGCATCAGACAAATGGGGACATGGATACGGCACTCTTCCTAAGGCAGATGGAACCCCCTACAAGACCGAGAAAGGAGCATTCCGCAATCATCCCTGCACTAAGTGGGCACTGGAGAGTATCCATAATGCCTACTGGTTAATCAAGTGGGGATTGAACTTGTCTGATGAGTACTGCCTGCGGTATAATAAAACTCACTCCTGCTATAAAACTCTTGTGGATGCATACTATTTGTTTCCCAAGGGCAAGATTACAGAAGTGACACCATTTGCTCGTGCTATGCCTGAGGAATGGAAGTTTGACGACACTATTGATACATTTGAAGCATACAAGAAATATATCGCATCCAAACCTTGGGTTGCTGATAATTACCTTCGTATGCCTGAACGCAAACCTGATTGGGTCTAGATTATGAGAGTTTATGATTACCGAATTGTAGAGTGTCTCAATCTGGATACTATGAAACCTTATTTTACAATTCAAAAATATAATCTCATTCAAAGAGAATATGGTCTTTACTCAAGCGCAAAAATTCAAACACTTGAAGAAGCACAAGAAGCAATACGACTATTGAGAAAATACAAACAACCAATTTACCATTATGTTGAGTAATTATTCCAAACTACACCAAATGTCGTTTGGTTATAAATAATAATAGTTATTACTCTTCTAATGGAACTCGACGGAATTACCTACAAACAATCAAAAACTTATCCAGACATTTATGTAAGTGCTTGTGGTAAAATTCTAAATGTGAAACCTATTGGAAGAGTTGATAAAAGAGATGGATATGTTGTAGTTCGTGAAAAACGACTTCATCAACTTGTGGTAGAATGTTGGGGAGAACCAAGGCCAAAAGGTAGAGAT